GACAAAGACCTCAGATCTACATACTCGCTTGGGAAACCTGCTTGTCGTGAGACACCTAAGATTCCAAGTCTTCCTTTCACTGGCGCACCATGCGTCAAGAAAGCAAACCCAGTTTATACTGGGAATATGGTAAAAGGTATTGGCACTATGCATAAATCAAATGCCGTGCCAATTTTTAGTGATGAGCAAGCAGTTGACATTGCGACCATGCGTCGTGGTTAAACTATACGGAGATTATACGATGGAATTGAGTAAACAAGAATATCTTGAGAAGTTTTCACTATGTGCTATGGACAGAGATTCTGAGTCCTTACAGAAAATTTACATAGCACTAATAAAACAACGAACAGTGTTAGATCGCTGGTTCGACAAATACCTTGATATGTTTGATCGAAAAATGTCACCTGATAATACAGATACACCAATCTGGAAACTTTATAAACAAAAATTAAATGAATACAGTGAACTCAACGGAGTTATTACAACAGCAAATGCTTACCTTACCAAACTTAAGAATGTTTGAAGATTCGAAATCCTTTTCGCTTTACATAGAACAAATGGCAAGAGATAAAAGATGCACTCATGTTGATGCCATCCTAGAATATTGCAAAGAAAATTTTATTGATCCTGAAGAGATTAAATCATTGATAAACAAATCTCTAAAAGAAAAGATGAAAATGGATTTTCAAAACAGCGGACATTTACCAAAAACAGCACAGCTTGATGTCTAAATTTTTGATTATACTAATCCCAATTGCTTTTGTAGTTGGGTTATGGAGTTTATTTTTCTCCATCATGCCAAAAGGTAATGTCATAGTTTATGATTGCACAATAGCAGAGATTTCTCCTGATATTCCAATTGAAGTGAAAAAGAAATGTAGGGAAGCAAGAAGTGGACGGATATAAAGCATGGAAATTATACATGGCTGTCAAGTTACACTTTACAACAACCAAGTATAATGTATTCAATAATCGTGGTCATGTAAAAGGTGCAAGAGATACATTCTATGCTCGTAATGATAGGTTTATCTTTGAACGATTATCAAGAAAGTTTCCAACAGAAAGAGATATTATTCAGTATTTCGTTGCTAATTTTGCTTACGATAATCCTGAGGTAGTTTATACTCAGTCTGAGGGAGATAGTAATCTAAATACATGGAATAAAAGAAAACAAAGTATTTCTCAGGTTTTTGAAAATGACTTGCATGTCATATTATTGCATCTTGAGAAAGAACGATTAACTGAGAACGATCTATATGAGGGAAGTGGTAGTAATTTGCCAGAACTGTTTAAACTGTTTCTTGGTGGATATATTACTATAGAAACTATGGTAATTCTTGATTCTTTTGTAAATTATCTTACAAGTATTTCTAGTAAAATAAATTTGCTTTGGAGCGAAGAATGCCTTAGAATAGAAAAGTGTAAGGGATTTATTAAGTTTGATCGAGATAGACTCTTGCAAGTATATGAGAACTTTAAACAGGAAACAGTAGAGTTGTAAAATGACTCAAAAGAAATATCTTCATTTTGAAGACGAGGTTGAGGTAAGGTCTAATCGAAAGGTTAAACATTCCACAAACCAAAAAGGTAAAGGTATGAAAGTACTAAATAGTTATGTTGAGGAATATTATGATGACGAAGATCTAGATTATGATTTCGAAACATATAATGAAGACGATAATACTAATACAAAAACACATTAATACATTTAATACAAAGGAAATACGATGGATATTCAAGCACTTCGCAAAATGCGCAACACAGATTTCGGTAAAATCACTTCCGAATTCGAAAAAATTGCTAACCCTGAATCTAGCGGTGGCACTAAATCCTACCAAGACGACCGTATCTGGAAATTAGAAGCTGATAAAGCTGGTAATGGTACAGCCACGCTTCGTTTCTTACCACGAGTAGAAGGTGATGAACTCCCATGGGTTCGTATCTTCAATCACTCATTCCAAGGTCCAACTGGTAAGTGGTACATTGAAAATTCTTTAACAACTTTAAACGAGAAAGATCCTGTTGGCGAATTGAATTCTAAATTGTGGAATTCAGGTTCAGATGCTAATAAAGAAATTGCTCGTAAGCAAAAGCGTAAACTGTCTTACATCTGTAATGTTTTGATTGTTTCTGACCCAAAACATCCAGAGAATGAAGGACAAGTTCGTTTGTTCAAGTTTGGTAAAAAGATTTTTGATAAAATTATGGACAAAGCTCGTCCAACTTTCGAAGACGAAAAGCCAGTTAATGTTTTTGATCTTTGGGAAGGTGCAGACTTTAAACTTCGCATGCGCAAGGTAGATGGTTATGCTAATTATGACCAATCAACTTTTATGGATCCAGCACCAGTATTTGGTGGCGATGAAGAGAAGTTAGTTGCACTTGTAAATAAGCAACATAAGTTGTCTGAGTTTTTAGATCGTAAAAACTTCAAGTCTTTTGAAGATCTATCTAAGAAACTTGCTGATGTATTAGATGGTGAGGGAACGCCAATTAAGTCTGCTGCTTCATTGTCAGAAGATGATAACTATGTTCCTCCAACTCGTACAGCTTCTGCGCCAGCAACTGTTGCATCAAAGCCAGTTACTGTTTCTAAATCAACTGATGATGACGAAGATGTAATGTCTTATTTTCAGAAGATTGCTGACGAAGCATAATAATGATTTTCATTAGTGTAGTTTAAATCCACACTTAGTTTAATTTTACTTTATTATGATAAGTAATTATGATAGGATTTTCTATCAATCTTGGAGATAACTATTATGTGGACTAAACCAACTGCACAAGAAATGAGATTTGGCTTTGAAGTTACGATGTATGTAATGAATAAGTAAAAAACTGGGGAGCTTCGGCTCCCCTTTTTTATGCGTAGCGATTTGCTATGTATCGATTAACAGTTGACTCTTGATTTCTAACTGGAGATCTCATTGAGTTTATGTTATTATTGTTTACTGTATTGTTTGTTGTTGGAGCAACAACTGTATTAGCACCAGATCCACCTTTACCTGCTGCAGATTTTAATTCTTC